TGCACAACTTGGTTTATGGAATAGAACTACCACCCCTAAATAACCAAAGATTTGGTATGGGGCTTTTATCAGATGCGGCTATTGAACTTTGCAGGGTCAAGAACTGGCCCCGTAATATTCAGACCTACGAAACCAGTGCCCAAGACCTTGCAACTCGGTCGGAACGATTATTAGAAAACCAGGTAGCCAAAGACCCGCTAGACCATGCCATTGTGGCTATGATTGAGGAAACAAGGCAAAAACGCCAGAGCAATCAAGGGATAAACTAGAGTTATGGCAATTACCCGAGGATATACGACCCTAGCAGAGGTCAAAAATATACTAAGAATTACAGATGCGGTAGACGACAGCCTTTTAGAGACCTGTATAGAGTCAGCAAGCCGTCAAATCGATAGCCATTGTGAGCGTGTCTTCACAACTGGCACGGCTACTCGCAAGTTTGTTCCAAACGATTCTTATGTGGTTCAAATTGACGACCTTGTATCCCTAACTAGTTTAAAATCAAGCTCAGATGCCGATGGAGTCTATGACATTACCTGGACAGCCTCGGACTATCAGCTAGAGCCACTGAATGGGACAATCAGCGGTGTTTATACCCCCTACACCCAGATTCGAGCTGTTGGCGATTACTTGTTCCCAACCGTAAACTTTCCTGATTCTCAGGGTGAGGCAACTGTCGAGGTTACTGGCCTATTCGGCTATGCCACGGCCATTCCCACAGACGTAAAACAAGCTTGTAACCTTCTTGCCATCCGTCAGTACAAACGCTACGACAGCCCACTAGGAGTAGCTGGATTCGGTGAAATTGGTGTTGTTAGGGTTAGTCGTGTAGACCCCGATATCGAGGCCCTGCTGGGCCCATACCGCAAAATCAGGATGGCCTAGTGGCTGACATAAGCAGTATGAGGGATGGTCTGGCGACCAACCTTCTCACTATCCCTGGACTTAGGGCTTCGGCCGAGATACCCGACAACCCCAGCCCCCCAATTGCCATTATCAATCTTGATACTGTCGATTATGACGGGGCTTTCAATGGGGGCTTGACTAAATACAATTTCATTGTAACCATCATCGTTGGCCGTGCCGCCGAGAGGACAATGCAACGAAAGCTCGATTCCTATGTGCAACCGACTGGAGAACAGTCGGCGAAAGTTGCGATAGAATCGGATAGAACTCTCAACGGAGAGGTGTATGACCTTAGGGTTGAACGCTCCAATGTTGTGGGTTCGATAACAATAAATGACCAAATCTATCTGGCGGCTGAATTCACAGTCACCGTCTTTGCATAAGGAGAAAATAATATGGCTAAATTCGTTGTCACTGCAAATACAGTGACTTTGAATGGAGGAACAGTTAGCCCAAGCGTAGCTCGTGCTGAACTCGTTCTGAATTCAGCCGAGGTGGATGTAACAGACTTCGGTTCTAATGGTTGGACAGAGGTAATCGGCGGACTAAAATCTGGAACCGTTTCCCTGGACTTCCACTCTGACTTTGGCGTTGGGGCAGTATCAACATTGTTCCAAGACCTTGTCGGAACCATCGGAACCGTTACACTAATTGCTGGTAACGGAACCGCACCATCGGCAACGACACCTCGCTACACCGCAACCGTGCTTATCAATTCCTTCACCCCAGTTTCGGGTGCAGTGGGCGACCTAAGCACCTTCAGCGTGTCGTTCCCAACCACTGGTGCAGTTACTTACGCAACTGCCTAACAAAGGAAAATAAATGCGATTCAACCTAGTAATCCATTTCGCTGATGGAACTAAAAAGGAGATTACGGCCAGCACGCCTGACCTAGTCGCCTTCGAGGATAAATTCAATCTCTCAATAGGGAGGTTGGCGACTGAGCAACGCCTTGGACACTTGCTATTCTTGGCGTGGCACAGCGAACAACGGACTAAAGCAACCAAACTGTCTTATGAAGACTGGCTAGGAACCGTGGAATCCGTTGGAGAAGGTGAGAGCGACCCAAAATAAAGGGTCTCGGTGACGACTCAGCTCACTGGTTCGTTGCCGCTCTTGCTGTCGAAACACACATCTCTCCCAGAGAGTTGCTCCAGCTCGACGACAGGATGTTGTGGACCATGTATCGCTGGATAGTGGCAAAAGGTAATAAAAAGTAGAAGCCGCCCCTTCGGGGGCGGTTTTCTCATTCGGGTAGAATTGATACAAGGTAAGGTGGTCTAATTATGCTTACTAGCATTTTTGCTGGATTATTCTCAAGCTACCTCAGAGCCGCTCTATCAAGCTTCAATGGCATTTCTAGGGTGGGTGCCGCCAGCGGGCTCCGTATTGGGGATTTTAACAATGTCTTTGTAGCAAACATGAAGAATGGCACTGCTTATGTAGACATGGCAGACTTGCTTGCCCTTGAAGCCGCTCTGAAAAACCTTGGCCCAGAGTTCTTGGCTAAATTCAGAAGAGATGCCACAAGACTCGGTGTTCCAGCTCGAGATGCTGTACAGAAAACATTTAGAGAGGTTTCGGCAGATGGCCCGTTGGGTGGCCCCAAGGGTAAAAAGACAGCTCACAGAAGTGCAACACTTAGGCGGTATGACCGCTTTGCCACTTCAGAGGTAGGTCGCCTTAGCTGGGTCAATTCACGAATGATGAGCCAAAACAAGGCAATCGATGTCAATTACAAAAACAGAAATGCCAAAAAAGACCAGATGAAGATAGCCTCAGGTCTTGAGGGTCAATTGTCTGTTGTTCGAGTAAGGGTCAAGGCACCCGCTTTCATCGTTGCCGACATGGCTGGTGCTAGTGGCAAGGCTCGCAAAGTTAGCGGACAGCTAACAAGGGAATATCAAATCAATCTATTTGGTAATGGCGTAGTTACCCGTCGTCACAGGGTCAGTAGCGACAATGTGGATAACTGGATTAGAGCCCTGAATAGCAAAGCCGATAATAAACAACAGGGTGTTCCATCTCGCTATGCGTGGCCAACTCTTGTGGAATTCGGGCCTAAGCACCGAGAAAATACCTCTAAACTTCTAAATGAAACCATTGTTTTATTGAACAATAAGCTCGCAAACCGAGAATTCAACGCAAAGATGAGTAAAGGCTAATGGCACTACAATCACTGATTCTCCCAATCATCACCCTTTTTAGGTCTGCTGGTGTCAATGCCGCCAGAAATGCCGTAAAGGGTCTTGGAGGAGACTTCTCTGCCTTAGCTTCCAATATCGGTCAGGCCGCTGGTGCCTTCTCAGCATTCCAGGCTCTATCTGGTACTCGTGAATTTCTAATTGGAGCAGTAAATACTAGCCAACAGTTCGAAAGAAATATGCTGGCTCTCTCTCAGGTCTTTGAGGGAATGACCCCACAGCTTCGTAGATTTACGAAGGAAGTTGAAAGCTACGGTATTGGACAGAACCAAGCCGCCCAAGCTTCGGTCTTTATTGGTTCGGTTCTAAAGCAGTACGGCTTCAATGTAGACGAAGCCGCCGATGCCACAAGCCGAATTGTCAAGCTGGCTCAAGACCTTGCCACAACCTATGGCTACGATGTTTCAGAAGCCCTCCTAGCCGTAACCGCTCTGTTCCGTGGAGAGTTCGACCCGATTGAAAAGTTCGGTGTCTCCATGAAGCAAAATGAAATCAATGCTGAATTGGCGGCTAGGGGACTTGGACATCTTGAGGGTGCGGCAAGAGAAAACGCTGAAGCAATCATCACGCTGGACTTTTTGTTCAATAGAGCTTCTGATTCGGTTGGAGCATTTGCTAGAGCTCAGGACACCCTCTATGCCGCTCAAAAGCGTTTAGAAGCAGGATTATTCAATCTTCAAATTGCATTCGGTGACGAGCTTCAAGAACCTATAGCTAATGTTGTCAATTACATAGCTGACCTTGTTCAAAAGCATGGCCCAGATTTAGTTGTTATAGCTAAAGATATTGCAAGGGGTTTTGATAACCTACAACCGCTATTTGAAGCAACGGCATCTACCCTTTTCGAACTTATAGAAGCACTAGAGCCAGTAGTTGCTTTATTGTCTGGTATTGCCGAATTGGTTGGCACCATTCTTACTCCAGTTTTATTGGTTGTAAATGATTCCCTTGACCGATTCAATCGTCTATGGGATGTATTTAGGGTAGCCGTAGATTCGGCGGGAGTTTCGATTGACAAGCTACTCGGAAAAGACTTAGAACAGTGGCTCAAAGACAATTCTCTAATTGTTCAAGGTTATTACAAACAGTTAGATTTACTAAATAAATTCCTAGAAGATTCAGCCAATGACACTGAAAATTGGATTTATGAAAATGATTTAGCCGCAAAAGCAGCAAGAGACAATACTAACGAGCTAAAGCGTTTTGAGCTTCAGGGACAAAGAAGTGCAGAAGCCCTACTCGAAATGCAACGGGCGGCAGAGCTTGTTCAAACACCACTTACTGGATTTTTAGGAATTCTAAATGATGTCGGTATAGAGGCTGAAGATGCCGAAGGCAAGCTAGTTGGCCTTGGGGCGGTATTTGGTCAAATTGAAAATGCCGCTAAACAGAGCGAAGCAAAAGATGCCTTACTTGAAATTGGCTTCTCAGCCGCTCAAATAGAAGAAATCCTGACTCGCCCTGACTGGGAACAGATTTTCAAGGCAATCACTCGACTTGCTCAGCTTGCCGCACTCGACATCTCTAAGTCCATGTCGGTCACAGCCGCCGCCCTTTATTACAACACAAAAGATGCACTAGAAAAGTTACTTAAGGATGGCTTCAAGACAACTGGTGGCGGTGCTACTGATTTTGTAGGTGAGTTCTTCGGTGGCATAAATGAAGAGATAGCCAAGCAAAGTGCCCGTATCAAACTCAAAAAGATGGGTGCCAGCGAGGGTCTTATCGATGCCATTCTCGGCTCCGATGGCTGGGAAAAAGTATTAGCCAAGGCAATCTCTGGCGGAGTAGGTGGGCTAAAGAAGCTTCAGGCTCAGTTCAACCGCACACAAGCTGGTATCGAAGAAATAACGGCGGCTACGGATGCATTCGACAAGGCTCAGCAAGAGGCCCTAGACAATGCAACCAAGCAAGCCGAAGAGCATATAAAGGCATTACAAAAAGTTGCCGACGACCTCAAGGAAAAGTATTTAGAGGCTGACAGAGCGGCCAAAGAATTTCTAAAAGGCATTGACAAGATAAACAGCATCGAAATTCTTCCAAATGCCGAGGAAGAAATCGGTAGATTCGAACAAGCTGTCATTGGTTCCGTTACTCGTATTCGGTCGGAGCTTGAAAATGCTTTTGACCGAAATCTCATATACAAGGAAGACTTCGAGGCCATTAGTGCTTTCGTTGCCGCCGAAGAATTTGAGCTAAGAAGACTAGCAAAGGTTCGAGATGATTTAGCAAAAAGATATACGCTTTCCGAGGCTCTAATCAATGAATATCGTGGGGCCCTTACATCTGCCCTACAGCTAACAAGCCTCTTCAGCAAGCTGAAAAACGAAACCGAAAAGCAGACAATTACCGAAGTTCAAAGAGGGGTTGTCAGGCTCGGCAGGTCTCTAAGAGAATTTGAAGTGGTCGTTACCCAGAGCTATGAGAAGACCCTTGAAACAGTCACCGATAAAAGCCAAGAAGTACTACAGGGCTTTAGGGACATGGCTCAAAAAGCCCGTGATTTTGCTCAAAATCTTCGTACTCTTCGGGCCATGGGGCTCAGTGGCGAGCTATTCAATCAGCTAGTACAAGCTGGTGTCGAAGCTGGTGGTGAGACCGCCCAAGCCCTGGTCGATGGCGGCTCAGACACAATCAATGAGATTAACAATCTTTTTGAAGAGATAAATGCTCTTGGAGCCGACCTAGGCGAAGAAGTTGCTGCCACCATGTACGGGGCGGGCATTGACATGACCAATGGCCTTTTGGCGGGTATTGCTTCCGAACAAGAGAAGATGCTTGCTCTTGCCAGAAGCATGGCCGAGGCATTTAGCCGTGAATTCAAGGCAAAGATTGAAATAGCAGTAGACAAGCCAGTTGAAGCCGCTAAGAAAAAATTTGACGATGCCGCCGCCCTTGTTCCAAAGATAGAAGAGATTGACCTACAGGCATTAGCAAAAATCAATACTCTTATTGAAAATACCAATAAGTGGCTAGGCAAGAACCTAAGCGTATTTGAGCGTATTCGGTCAGAAGATATTCTTGAGATTTATCAAGGACTTAGAACTGACATCTTGAACCGTGTTCCAATAAATCTTGCTGGCATTGGCCCAGGTATGAGCGTTGAAGAGGCAATTCAAGCGGCTAAAGTAGCAGGTGGTCAGTCAATCAATAACTTCTATCTCACTGTAACTGCTGATAGTTATGTGTCTGGTTCTAAGGCTGGAGAAGCAATAGTAGATAAGCTCAATGCATTTACTAGAGCTAATGGTGCTGGAGGGGGCGGACTTCTCGCCCAGTTGCTCTAATGAGTATGCCTATTGAAAAAGTAGAAGTTGGTTTCGATACCAGCTTTTCTGGTGCTGGCAACTTTTTTACCTTAGATGATTCAACCAAGGGACAATTAAATAACACTGGATTCCCGCTGGCTGGTCTTCAATTTATTGACGTTACAGACAGGGTTCGTAATTTTGCCATTTCTAGAGGTAAATCAAGCCTATTCGCTAGTTTCCCCGCTGGTCAGCTAAATGTCGAATTCAATAACCACGACAGAGCATTTGACCCTCTTTATGCTCAATCTCCATTTGTCGGAAACATCGTTCCAAGAAGAGAAATTCGTGTAACTACGGCAGATGAGGTGCAATACACGGGCTGGATAGATGACTGGTCTTATTCCTACTTGCCCAACGGGGACTCTGTAGCTGAGGCAATTGCTTACGATGCCACAAGCATTATTGCCAACCAGGTACTAAGTGCTGGCACCCCAACAGCTCAAAAAACAGGGGCAAGAATCATTAGTATTTTGAATCAAATTAACTGGTCTCCTGAATCAAGGGCCATTGATACAGGTGAAGCAAACCTGAGCACTTTTCCAATTGAAGAAAATACCAATGTTGTGACTTACCTACAGCAAGTAGCGGCTTCAGAACCAGGGCTAATATTCGTCTCAAAAGACGGCAAAATCACATTTGTAGACAGAAGCCAGACTCCAACTTCAGAGACGGTAGTGCAATTCGGGGGGACTGGTGTTCCATTCCAGAACCTAGAGGTCAGCTATGGTTCGGACAATCTTTATAACCAAATCATTATTGCTAGAGAGGGTGGCGGAACCGCTACGGCGAGCGACCCTCAAAGCATTGAGGACTATGGTCTTAGGGTACTTTCGGCCTCTAGCGTGCTTTTAGCTACAAATGACGACCTTATAGACCTAGCACTTATTTTGGCTCAGCAATACTCCCAGCCTGAATATAGATTCAGTAGCCTCGAGGTCGCCCTACATAAGCTAGACCCAGAGGAGCAAGCAGAGGTTTTGAGCCTAGATTTAGGTGGGATAGCTCGGGTTACTTTTACCCCAAATGGCCTAGGGGACCCAATTCAGCGGTTTGTGCAGGTTATCTCCATTGACCATACGGTAAACACGGATAGGCATTTCGTAGAATTCGGCTTCCAGTCGGTAGAGTATGCTTACCTAGTATTGGATGATGCCGAATTCGGTAAACTAGATTCATACAGTTTGAGCTGGTAAGGAAATCATGGCAGGTCTTGGCTATAAAGTATTCTCAGCGGGCGAGGTTCTAACCGCCGCTAATGTTAATGGCTATCTGATGGAGCAGTCCGTCATGGTCTTCGGTGGCACCGCCGCTCGTGGTTCCGCCATAGGTACTGCCGCTGAGGGCATGGTCACCTATCAGACGGATTCCAACACAATTACGGTCTATGACGGCTCAGCCTGGCAACAGGTTTATCCATCGGCCACTTCTGCCGTTAATTCAATCACTGCCTCTTACACTGCTGTAGCTGGCGATGCTAACGACACGATTTATGTCGCCTCAGGAACGGTAACCGTCACAGTCCCAGATGTTCTGGCCGTAGGCGAGCGTATTGACATTTGGAGAAATTCTGGCGGAACTGTAACCATTGCCGCAGGAACAGGCGTGACTGACTGGGCTGGTGCAGGAACAGCAGGAACAGCCGTCACATTCAAGATTGACCAGACCTACAATGCCGCAACTGTTCAAAAGGTTGCAGCTAACACCTACCGAGTAGTTGGAAAGATAACTGCATAATGCCTATTCCTTTAGGAGTTCTTGCTGTTGCGGGAGCAGGGCCTCTCGCACCACTATTAACTGACTTTCTCGTCATCGCAGGTGGCGGTGGCGGTGGTAATGGTGTTAGTGGAGTTTCTCAAGGTGGAGGTGGAGGTGCTGGTGGATACCGCACATCTGTTGGAACTTCTGGCGGTGGAGCTTCTGCTGAATCTGCTTTCACTTTTGCACTAGGCACAAATTACACAGTCACAGTCGGTGCTGGCGGTGGTTCAAATGCTCAAGGTTCAAATTCAGTTTTCAATGCTATAACTTCAACTGGTGGTGGTAGGGGTAAAGGAACAAGCAACGCCGCTGATGGTGGCTCTGGTGGTGGTGGAGACAATGAATCAACCGCAGGAGGAACAGGCACAGCTAATCAAGGATTCAATGGTGGTGCTTACAACGATGTTGGCGGTATTAACCGAGGCGGTGGCGGTGGTGGAGCTGGCCAAGCTGGAAACTCTCTTGAGGCTGGTAGTGGTGGTAATGGTGTTGCTTCTACCATAACTGGCTCATCTGTCACTCGAGGCGGTGGCGGTGGTGGAGCAAGGGGCGGAGTAGCTGGTTCTGGCGGTGGTGGTGCTGGAGCTCCGAGTGTTTTTGATACTGGAACAGCTGGAACTGCTAATACTGGTGGCGGTGGTGGAGGTAGCGGCTCTGTTACAGATAACCCCGGTGCTTCTGGTGGTTCTGGTCTTGTTGTTCTTCGTTACCCTGATACCTATGTCCTATCTGCTGGTGCTGGTCTAACATCTTCTACCACAACTTCTGGCGGAAATAAAATAACAACTTTTACAGCTGGCTCTGACAATGTTTCTTTTTCTGTTCCAACAACCTTCACAACAAACTTTTTAGTTGTAGCTGGTGGTGGTGCTGGTGGTGGTGGTCTCGGTGGCGGTGGTGGAGCTGGTGGATACCGCTGTTCAGTAACTGGAGAATCTTCAGGTGGGGGTGCTTCAGCTGAATCTGCACTGACTCTAGAGACTGGCACAAACTACACAGTTACAGTTGGAGCTGGTGGTGCATCTAACACTTATTTCGTAAATAACACAATAACAAATGGTTCTAATTCTGTTTTTGGCACCATAACTTCAACTGGTGGTGGTTATGGTGGTTGGGTAAATACAAGCAACTTGGCTCAGTCTCCATCGACTGGTGGTTCAGGTGGTGGTGGTGTTGGTGGTGGTGGTGGTGGTAACCCCTTCACTGGCTCAGCAGGAACATCTAATCAGGGTTATGCTGGTGGCGATGGCGTTGCTACAACCGCCGCATCAAATGGTGCTGGTGGTGGCGGTGGTGGAGCTGGGGGTAATGGAATTGCTGCTGCTTTAAACGCTGTAGCTGGTAATGGTGGAGCTGGAATAAGCAGCTCAATTACTGGTTCTTCGGTTGCTAGAGCTGGTGGTGGAGGTGGTGGTGCAAGAACATCTGCCTCTGGAACTGCTGGAACTGCTTCTGCTGGTGGTGGAGCTGGAACAAACACCGATGTCAATGCGACAAATGGTTCTGCTAACACTGGTGGTGGCGGTGGTGGCTATGGTGGCTTAGCTTCTGGTTACAAGGGTGGTAATGGTGGTTCTGGTGTTGTAATTATCAAATACCCCGACACCCGCACAATTACAGTCGGAGCTGGTTTGACTTCTTCTACCTCAACAAGTGGCGGATTCAAGGTGACAACATTCACTGCTGGCACAGGTTCGGTTTCTTTTAGTTAGGATATACACATGGCACATTACGCATTCTTAGATGAAAACAACATCGTGACCGAGGTTATTACTGGTCGGGATGAATGGGAAGTCGTTGACCAAATCAAAGACTGGGAGCGTTACTACGGAGCAATCCGAGGCCAAGAGTGCAAGCGAACCTCCTACAACGGCAACATCCGCAAAAACTTTGCAGGTATCGGCTATACCTATGACTGGGACAGAGATGCCTTTATTCCCCCAAAGCCTTACCCAAGCTGGATTCTCAATGAGGACACCTGCCGTTGGGAAGCACCAATTCCTTACCCCAATGACGGCGTTATGTATTCATGGGATGAAGAAGCTGGTGATTGGGTCGCAATAGTTTTCCAGCAGGAAAACAAGGCACTTAACTAAGTCGCAGGGTAAAAATGGCTGAGGAAACAAACGGCGTTCGCATAACGCAACGAGACATCTACGAAAAGCTCATCGAGGTTCAATCAGTGCAGATTGAGCTGGTTGCCGATATCAAAAACCTCAAAGACTTACCTGCCCGCATGAATCGAGTAGAGCAAAAACTCGCTCGCATGGAGTGGATTGAGAAGCTGGTCTTTACCGCACTAGGTTCAGGCATCACAGGATTCATCGCAGCACTCTGGGCATTATTAAAATGATAGTTTCACCAGTCAAGGGTAAATACAAAATCACATCTCCATTCGGTTGGAGAGTGCACCCAATCACGGGCAAGAAGCGTTTACACGCTGGCGTAGACATTGTTGCTGGCAGAACCAATGCAGCGATTGTCGCCCCAGAAGATGGCGTTGTTCTAGAAGCTCGAAAGTCTACGGCTCCTGGTGGCGGTTACGGATACTTTGTAAAGTACCGAGGAGTTTCGGGAGCGATTCACTTGCTTGCTCACATGGTCGAGGGCTCTTTGGCAGTCAAAAGGGGCGACAGGGTAAAGCAAGCTCAGAAGCTTGGAGTGATGGGCTCAAGCGGAGCCAGCACGGGAATTCACCTTCATTGGGAAGTTCGGGGCAAAGTTCCAGTAGACCCAATCAAGTGGATGAATAAGCAAAATGGGCAATCTTAAGCAGATTGCTTCGACCGTCATTGACGGATTGTTTTTTCTAGGCAAGCCATCCAAAGACAAATCAGATAACTGGAAGTTCCGTAGAAGGCTTATCTATGGTGCCTACAGGCTTTCGGTGGCCATGATTATCTTCGGTGCCATTACCTTCTTTTGGGATACTGGCGTTTCAAACAATCTTGTCACTGGCGGGATTGCCTTGCTGTCCATCATCGTAACGGCGTATACTGCAACTGCTACATACGAAGATGTAAAGAGACAGAAGGAAAAAACCTATGAAGATTCTTAGTGCAGAATTTTGGAACTACGCCCTAGAGCGTGCAATCAAGACAGTTGCCCAGTCGGCTTTGGCTTTTCTCGGCTCAGGCTCAATGGGACTATTCACAATTGACTGGCAGAGCTTAGCTTCGGTATCACTTGGTGCTGGCTTGCTATCAGTACTAACCTCAATTGCTTTCAAAAAAGACTAGGCGTATTTTCTAGCTCGGGGGCGGCGGTATTGATTCCGTTCCATCGCCGCTCTCATTTTCTTCCGCTCTGTCGGAGATAATCCACCCCAAACCCCCTCTGGTTCGTTAGCGGCCAGTGCATATGAAAGGCAGATGTTTTGCACGGGACAGCTATTGCAAAGTTGCTTAGCTATTGCGTAATTGGCTTGGTAATAGCCATCATCTCTCTCATTAACTCCAAACCATAGCTCTGGGTCTGTCATCTGACATGGTGGGATGGCTGGAGCGGTTTCAATGGCTTGCTGAAGGTCTAAGTAAAGCTTTTTTGGATTCATGTGTTGAACATACAACAGACAAAATCAAAAAGTCAAATTAGCGTTCGTCGGGGGAAGTTCCACCCCAAATGCCGTGCCTCTCATCGGTTTCTAAAGCAAACTCAAAACATTGTTTCTGCACTGGGCATAGAGAGCAAAGCTTCTTAGCCAGAACTGTTGCTGATTGTCTTATCTCTGGGTCAGGGAAGTCTTCGGGATACCAGAACTTCGGGAATAGCTGGCAGGGCACTGT